ACTACGGCGCCTTTACTGGTGGGTCCGCCTGAAGTGGCTCACGGTCAAATGGTGGTGGCGTAATCGCAGGAGGGCGGTATGACCGAAGAACAGGTCGAAGAGTCACGCCTGCGGGCTCAGTCTCGCTACGAAGCCTTCCTAGCCGAAACGCAAAGGCTAGAGCGACAGAACAAATACTGGGACAACCAGGCGCGGTACGCCCTGAAGCGCATCTGCTTTTTATATGAGTGCAGTGACTGCGGCAAGCTGGTCGGTGCCAAGCACGCGCTGAACTGTCCAGACAAGAACCTGAAGCCGGTCATGCCGTCAGAACTGTCGTTGAGTGAGCGTCTGCAGCGTCGCGAAGATTTATTCCACGATTGGAATTGGGACTACGAAGCCGACGTAGCCAAGCTCGCGGAGGTGTTGACTTGAAGCGCCTGAGTGAGCGGGTCCATGAGCGCTTGAAACGCCTGGAGATACCGAGCGCTCATCTGATGGCACCGTTGGTAGAGCCGAGTAAAGCGCTGCGGCTCTGTCCAGGCTGCGAAACCCACAAGCCCTACAAGCTGCCGTACTGGGAGCTAGGCAAGCGCAAGTGCCGTCACTGTGACCGCTGGGGACGCCGTGGCCGGTGAAAAAAATCGAATCTACTTTCCAAAGCCCTGCGTCTGGTGCGGGAAGAAGTACACACCACGCAGTAAAACCCATCGACATTGCAGCATGGAATGCGCAGCCAAGAATCTAAGCCGTGAACAACGAGCCAAAGCCATGAAGCGCTGCGCTCAGTGCGAACGCATGTTCTATAACCGGAACAGCAACGCGAAATATTGCAACCAGGACTGCTACTACGAAGCCGCCCGCAGCAGGCGCGTCAAGAACTACATGGGCTGGACACCACAGCAGGTTCAGTGTCCGCAATGCACGGCGTTTTTTACGCAGCGTTCTGTGAACCACCGCTATTGCACACGCACTTGTTTCAAGGCGATGAAGCGCCACCAGACCTACATCCGTTTGAAGGCCACCAGCCGCACCGAGTGCAAGCACTGTTTGCAACCGCTCAAGGAGTTGGGCCGCGTCTTCTGTAGCACGACCTGTCGTAACAGGCACAAGTATATTGCGCGGCAGATTTATCAGAAGAACTGCGCAATCTGTGGCACGGAGTTCAAGACATCGAACAAGGGCCGCCTGCACTGCAGTAAGACTTGTGGCAACAAGGCCACGAACCGCAAGAAGCAGGACGAAGCGGCGCTGCGCCACGAAGCCTACCTCAAGCGTCAGAGACTGCGTGAGACGATGGAGCGGCGGGTCAAGGAGAGCAAGCTGATGCCACTGGAAACGGCGCATGCTGACGCCATCAAGGCGTTCCTACAACGTGGTGGCACCATCAAGCAGTACCAACCGCAAGATGCTGATGACAGCAATCTCGCGGTGCCGACTAACTTTTGGTCGTATGACCAATATGACGCAGAAATCTAGCTACCGGCTAAGGTGTTGGTGCGGTCCTCCCAACTGGTTTCTTAGATCACCAGTCAAATCGCACCGCTTCATGTGGCACTTAAGCAATACGCACGAGCATTAGTCTGTCGAGTGCAACGCTGTCGGTAGCTCCGAATTCATAAAAGGAAATATGGAAAGAATAGAAAAGCCGCATGTCATCAGTCGCAAGGAACGCAATGAATTATGTGAAAACAGCCTCTGGATAGGCAGGAATCTACACGATGATGATTGGCGTGGTGCGTATCAAATAGGACAAGCGTCTTTAGCCACTGAAATAAATGTTCTGCTCATGGCCCTTAAAACAGTACTAAAAGATCCTAAAGACGACAGTGCAAACAGATGGATCATCATCAACATGATGTCAGATTTGTGTGCATCACATTCGTTTGAAACGGAGCAGCGGCAAATCGACAGGCTGTCTACTGAAATCGCATATGAATTTGAGGTAAAAAAAAACTAGAAAATGAGCCTGCGCCAGTTCAGGTGCCTGATGAAAACTTTGATGGCTCAGGACAGCCTTGTCACAACTGCAAAAACGTCAAGGGCATCTACGCCAGAACGTGGAAAGACATTGAAGGGTTACCTGAAGCATATAACTACGTTGACCATTTTCCAGAGCAACCAGAGACAACAGACAACTGTACACGCTATGTCCGCAATCAAATCTATTACCTTCATAAAGATATTTACTACTGCGAAAGCTGTTCAGCGGTCTGGGCTGTAAAGAGTTAATGCAGATCAAACTAAGCCCAGCAGAAGTACAAGTCGGTGCTTTCGTTGGCCTTCAACGGCACAAGCATGCCATAGAGCAAAAAATTGAGTACCCAGACGGATACGACAATCCGTGGCAACGTCATATTGAAGGCGCTTTGGCTGAGATGGCTTTTGCCAAAATCATGACGCTGCATTGGGACGCCAAGCCAGATCAGTTTGACAAGAATGATGTTAGCGGATGGGAAGTCCGCTGCACTCATTACAAAACCGGCCATCTGCTTTTACAGGATACCGACCTAGATTATTCGCCGTATGTCCTGTTGACAGGGAAGAACGGTGACTACGTTGTGCGTGGTTGGATTTTTGGGTTTCAGGGCAAGCTAGATGAGTATTGGGGAACATTGGGCGACCAGAAACGGCCTTGCTTTCGTGTTCCGCAAAACAAGCTGCGCCCAATCCAAACGCATGACGATTTTCTTAACAGCTCATACAAGGAGTCCGCATGAGCAATCTTACTGACTGGGGACTACCCAAAGATTATGTCAATCCAAGCAAGATTGGCGTTTACCTGAAACTAGATCCAGCGAACAAGCTAGGAGTCCGCTTGCGGATACTTGGTTCTTTTAAAGATCCAAGGCTGGCGATTCGTGGCTTTGAAGGCTGGGAGTACACAACCGATCATGTGACCGGCCAGGAAGTGAAGCGACCACACCGCGTGCCGATGTCCAACCGCAACGATTTGGTCCGCGGAGGTCGTGAAGAGATTAAACACTTCTGGGCGCTGGCTATCTACAACTACACCTTGGACTGTGTGCAGTGCTGGCAGATCAACCAGTCTACCATTCAAACTAGGATCGAAGACCTAGTACAGATACATGGTGCGCCCAACGGCTACGACTTGCAGGCAATCCGCATTGGCACCACTAAACACGACACAAAGTATGTAATTGAAAAAATAGAACCGAAAGGCGATGAGCATTTGGCAATCAATGCCCTAGAAGAATCCACAATCGACCTGAGACAACTTTTTGTTGGCGGGGACATTATGACACCCTTGGAAGAAAAAGCCAGTGACGGCGATTCTGAAAAGCCTAGCAGGGCAAAACGCGATGACCTGATGCCTGTGGAACTGGTCCGCAATCAGATCGAAGCAGCACAGAGCTACAAAGAATTGGATGATGCATTGATGTTGAAGAGATCCTACGTTGAACGCGGTGACATCTCCAAAGCGGAACAGATGACGCTCAAGAGCATTGAAGCCAAGGTCAAGGAGCGCCTGTCTGACGAAGAAGTGGCCTAGCTATGAACAACTACACCAAGGTCAGCAACCAGGTGCTGGAAGACGCAACGCTCTCACTGAAAGCCAAAGGGCTCTTTGCTTATTTGGTCAAGCTACCGGAAGGTTGGAAGATCCGCATCGTGGAACTAGCCAAGCACCACAAGGACAGCCGTGACAGTATACGCACTGGAATCATCGAACTGCTGGATGCAGGGTACCTGGAGCGCCTTGGTCGTAGTCGTGACAAAGGACAACTGAAAGACTACGAATACCGCATAAACACTGACTTCCAACCTAGACCGGAAAAACCTACGTTGGGAAATCCGGTTCAGGTAAAACCTAGTACGGAAAATCCGGTTCAGGTGATTTCGGCGCTAGCCCAGACAGAACCTGACATCGCACCTAGACCGGAAAAACCTACGTTGGAAAAACCTACGTTGGAAAAACCTACGTTGGAAAATCCGACGCTATATATAAAAGACTTACAAAGAAATAATACTAATACCCCCCTTACCCCCCAGGGGGAAACCATTAAGCAAAATAAAAAATCCAAAAAGGCTTCCGCCGCAACGCTACCCCCCTTACCCGATTGGCTACCCAAAGACCTCTGGGATGATTTCGTAGAACATCGCCGCCTGTTGCGCAAACCTCTTACGCCTCTGGCCGCAACGCGAGTCCTGAAAATCCTGCAAGACGTAGCCGATCAGTTTTCAGAAGCCGAGGCACGCCAGTGCCTGGATACTTCGATAGCCAATGGCTGGGTGGGCGTGTTCCCGCCCAAACAAGCCGCCACGCCGCAACGCTACCAGAGCGTCGATGAGCGCAACCAATCCGTACTTGATGATTTCTTGAAAGGAGATGCCAATGGCAAGCCGGGAAACGATAGCCAGAGCCCTGAAGAGCTGGGCGGCCAACACTGGGCGGACTATTTCCAGCGACCTAGCCTCCGAGTGGTTTGAAGCCTTCCAGACCGTCAGCGATGATGACTTCGTCCGGGCGCAACGCCAGTTGCTGTTCAGCACAGAAGATCGCTATCTGCCCACACAAGGGCAAATCTGGAGAGTTTTGCGCACCCAGCCACCCGCCCTGTCGCCACAGGCGCAGCAGGTAGACAAGGAAAAGGTCACCGAGCTGGGGCGCAAGTACCTCCCCAGGCTGGTAGCGATGGCAAGACGCAACGCCACTCCGCAGGACGCAACGTCACTCGGCTGAAGTATGCTTGAGGTAGAACAGAAAGCAGAAAACGTGGTCTGGAACAGGGCGGTTGCCCAATTCCCAGTCCTGCCAGGTACGGTAGGGGATCTTACAGCGGCGAGAGGCGGCGGCCATACTCAGGCCCAGCTCCTTGCGGCTGTTGCGGAATTGTTCAGCGGTCATAAGTTTTTCAGGTTAGAAGTGCAGGACGCAACGCCACACCGGACGCAACGCCACTCAGTTTGCAAAAAACGGGAAAGAGCCCGCACGACGCGGGCTAGGTGGTAATTAGATCAAGCCGTGATAGTCAGCCGCATACATTTCACGCAGCCACAACCGATGCTCACGGGCTGCACGGACGTTGTCGCCGCGCTGATGCTTTTCTGCCAAAACTTCGCCGCGTTGACTCTCATCGGCCCACGGTTTGCGCTTGGTCCCGTTCCGGTAGACGTTACGACCTTTGCGGCGAATTGTTGCGCCTACCTGCAAAGGCTGACAACCTTCACTGGCAAGAACTTCTAGCGTGAACGTGTGTTGCTGCTTGGCTTCGCCGTAGCTATCACGCACGACTAGCGCTTCTATAACCCGTTCGCCTTTGAATTTTGGCTTTCGGTACGATCCAGCAAAAACCGCCTCTGTGAAGCGGATATGATCGCCAGTGCATACATCGCCGGTGCAGTTGATTGTGAATTCGTTCATGGTGTCCCGTGTTGATTAAAAGCATTGAAAAATAACGGTCGTGTCTGTCGTGCCGCAGACGTGCGTCTCGTCGTGTAGATGCTCCGCTAACTCGTCAAGCGTCTCAAAGGCCCAAGAATAATCGCGGTTGGCCTCTTCCAGCGTGTATTCGTAGAAGTCACAGCAGATCGCTATCACGTCGAGTTCTAACTCTACGCCGCAATCCTCTTCGTACTGCGTCAGATCATCGAACAAGACCGCTAGCCCTTCGTAGCTGAAATGGTCGTCGCGGTTCATGGTGCGGAAGGCATCGCGGAAGGTGGAGAGTGTGACTGTTTCTTTCATGGTGAATTCCCGTTTGAGATTAAAAAGTACGCTTGCGATATTGCCCGCGTACAATCAAATCTAATACGCATTGCGTATGAATGCAAGCAAAAATATAAGCAGTGCGTATATAATAAGGTAAAACAATGCCCGCCTATCGCTTTGACGTTGTGCCCGTTGCCGCTCCCCGGATGACGCACGCTGACCGCTGGAAGCGCCGTCCCTGTGTGGTCAAGTATTTTGAATACCGTGACGCTGTGCGCGATCAAGCACAGGTAATGGGCGTGACGCTGTCAGAGCGCTTTAGCGTAGAGTTTTATTTACCCATGCCGCGTTCATGGTCAAAGCGCAAAAAGCAGGACCACGACGGCAAACCGCACCAGGTCACCCCTGATGCCGATAATTTGCTTAAAGCTTGGATGGATTGTTTTGGCGAGGATTGCGCGGTTTGGAGCGTTTCCGCTTCGAAGTTTTGGAGCGCTTCGCCATGCGTTTTGCTAGTCGTGCCTGAGCCTTCGCCCTGCGATCAAGCACAGACTGAGGCGTGAGCATATCCTGCAGGATGCTGACGGGCGCATCAGGAGGTAGTGATTGGATTGCGTACAACAGCGCAACTTGATTCAGCGTGCGGGCTGAGACTGGGTGCAACTCACGCTCTAGAGCGCCGATGTGATCGCCACAACAGCCAATCACTGCGGCTAGGTCTGGCTGTGAATATCCCATTTGCTGGCGCCAGTATTTGAGCAAGGCGGGGGCTCCTATACTTTCTAGCGGCAACTGGGGCGGGAGCCCTGTCAAGGTAGGTAAATGCTGGGGTTGTGGTGATTTTCACACAGCCGAAAAGCGGTCATATGTTCGCCCTGATAAAAGTTGATTTCGCCGCTAGCCCGCATGTTTACTGGGTTCGATGAGTTTGATTCGTATTATTATCGAACATATAGATTATCATCATCCGCTGCTAGCCCAGTGTTTATGCGGCATTGGGCATCCTACTTAGCGGCCAATCGAGGGGTACGGGGGCACAAAACGCGGCGACGCTGCTAGGTAGGTCTATCCCTTCCCCCAAACGGAGCCGAAAATGAATCCCTACACCGAACACGGCTTTGCCTCCCGCGCCGATTACCTTTTGGCCTTATCGGACGAGTACGACCTACCGGAGTCGGTAGTGACGCTGGTGGCTTCACGGCTAGGCGCTGCTGAAGACTTTGACGGCTTGCCGATGGAGTTGGCTGCGATCCGCGAGTTGCGGAGCTACTCTCTGTAGCCATCCCCACCCCATGGTGGCCCTTGCGGTACGCCTTGCTTTCGCCGCAAAAGTACGGTTTGGCTTATGGCGTAACCAGGAGTTAAGCACATGCCGAGACGTAGCGCAAGTAGCGCCCAGACCAAGCCGATGATCGACGTAGTCGGTCAGGACATCAACAGCGTGGAGTTTGTCCGCCGTGTGATGGGCCCTGGGACGTTAGCGGAGAAGGCCGCAGCGCTGGGCATGAGCCGCAACACGTTCGATGCGGAGCGCAAGCGTCGGGCCGATCAGATCGCGCTACAGACGCGCATTGAGCTGGACGAGAATGTCCACAAGGCGATGGCGACGTTAGTGAGCTTGTTGGACTGTGATGATCCGAATGCCCGCTACAAGGCGGCAAAGGATATTCTGGACAGAGCGGGCTTCAAGCCAACCGACCGGGTGGAGGTAACGGCGGAGGTCAAGCGGACGCCCAAGGAGATTGAGGCGGAGGTACGACAGCGCCTGGGTGATGAGTTTGGGGCGAGGCTTTTGGGCTTACAGCCGAAGGACCTGGAGCCCACAGAAGAGGCCCCTGGTACGAAACAGCAACCGGACATTGAAGATGGCGAATGGCAGAGTATCGTGGCAAAAAAGTAACGCTGAACAAGCCTCGGCGCACACCGGGTGGGCGCAAGAAGTTTGAGGTCTTTGTCAAGAACGATGCTGGCCGCGTGGTGCGGGTAGCGTTTGGTGATCCGAAGATGAGCATCAAGAAGGATCAGCCTGGTCGCAAGAAGAGCTACTGTGCGCGCTCTGGCGGCATCAAGGGCACGAAGGACAGAACGAGTGCGAACTACTGGTCCCGCAAGATGTGGGGCTGTTGATGATTTTGGAAGCGTCACGGCGATTAGGTTTGGCGGGTAAAATTTCTGAGGGAATACCCAAGCTATCGGGTCCGCCACACCATTACGGTGCCACTACTCCACGCAGAGCGAAGGAGCCTATGAGTCAAAGCGATAGGGTGGATCTTCGGAGTCTCGCCCAAGCTGCGCTTCCAAACCTTTTGTGGGCTTGAGCGATGATTGTGAACTTGAGCCCTTTGGAGATTGATTTTCTATTGCGGGAGCTGCAGGCGAACCAGGGGATGATTGCCCCAAGTGCGAGTATCCCCGCCTGGTACCGCCACAGCATTCAGGAGACGTTGCGGGATGCGCTCTTAGCGGACAGGAAGGAGCGCTGGGCCTTATCAGACAAACGCCACAAGGAGTTGTTGGATGCAGAAAAAGAAGGGCTTGTACGCGAATATACACGCCAAGCGGAAGCGAATCAAAGCAGGCTCCAAGGAGCGTATGCGCAAACCGGGGTCGAAGGGGGCACCGACAGCGAAAGCCTTTAGGGACAGTGCCAAGACTGCCAAACGTACCAAGCGAAAGGGGAAGTGATGCCAGGAATGACCAAGAAGCCGTTCAAGGTTTGTGCGAAGTGCCCGTCACCGGGGAAGTGTAAGGCGGCAGGGCGCTGTCTCAAGAAGTACGGGCCCACCAAAAAGAAATGAATTTCGCAGTCTTTGGCTACTTAGGAGCCATCACCCTAGCAAATCTGAGTTTGCTTTGGTTTGGGCCAAGTGCGGCCATTGTGAATGCTTTTTTGCTGATTGGCCTAGACCTGACGTTACGGGACCGTCTACATGAGGCTTGGGGTGATCAAGGGTTATGGCCGAAGATGTTGGTCTTGATTGCCAGTGGTTCTTTGCTGACGGTGGCTCTGAATGTAGACGCCTGGCAGATTGCGTTGGCAAGTTCCGTAGCCTTTGGGGTTGCGGGTTGTGGTGACGCGGTAGTCTATCACTGGTTACGGCACAAGCCCTACTTGTGGAAGGTAAACGGTTCAAACGTAACCGGTAGTTTATTGGACTCATTGATTTTCCCTACGCTAGCGTTTGGCCTTTGGATGCCAGAGTTGGTGCTAGGTCAATTTTTAGCCAAGGTAGTCGGTGGCTACTGTTGGGCACTCTGGTTCAACCGCAATGATACACTTTCACGGCACGCCCATTAGTGGCGCGGAAGCGATTGTCAGCAGGCTTTTACTGAGCCGCTTTGCTTTTGTCAGCTTTGCGCGTCCCCGCTATCAACAGATTTCTTTGTTTGCGTCATGACTAGAAACGAAGAGGCGGACGCCTACGTTCAGCAGCAATGGCTGGAAGAGGTGGATGAGGTTCTGAAGCTGCGGGACTTGTACGAAGAGACGCGGCGCACCAGGGCCTTTGACTTCTATGAGCCCTACCCGTTTCAGTTGCGCTTCCATGAGGCGCGAGACGATCAGGGCAACCGGGCGCGGCAGCGCTGTTTGATGGCCGGTAACAAGACGGGCAAGACCTACTCCGGTGCAATGGAGGTGGCCTATCACCTGACGGGGATTTACCCTGACTGGTGGAAGGGTGTGCGCTTTGAGAGGCCGATTCAAGCCTGGTGTGCAGGCAAGAGCCACTACGCCACACGCGACATCGTGCAAGCGGAGTTGTTGGGCGAGTCAGGCGATCCTGACGCGTTTGGGACCGGTGCGATTCCACGGGACTTGATTGTGAAGACAGAGCGCAACCCCGGCGTGCCGAATGCGATTGGCTTTGCGCTCATCAAGCATGTCAGTGGTCGCAACAGCCGCTTGCAGTTCAAGAGTTATGATTCGGGTCCAGCGGCCTGGATGGGGGTAGCGGTGGACTATGTCTGGCTGGATGAGGAGCCACCCCAGGAGATTTATAGCCAGGCGCTGCGTAGTACGTTGAAGTCCGGTGGTCCGGTAGCCTTGACCTTTACGCCAGAGAATGGCGTGACCGGCGTAGTAGGCATGTTTTTAAACGAGCGCAAGGCAGGTCAGTCGTTGATTCAGGCGACCTGGGATGATGCGCCCCACCTGAGTCTGGAGGTACGCGAAGAGATCCTGGCAGCGTTGCCTCCGCATGAGCGGTTGATGCGCTCCAAGGGCATCCCGATGCTGGGTTCAGGGCAAGTGTTCCCGGTACCGGAAGACAACATCAGTTGCCCGGCCTTTCCGATTCCAGAGCATTGGGCGCGGATTGCGGGAATTGACTTTGGCTTTGACCACCCCACGGCCTGTGTCTGGCTTGCTCATGACCGGGACACCGACACGGTCTATCTCTATGACGCCTATCGCGAGAAGGGCTCTGGGATGTTGCAGCACGCCGAAGCGATCAAGCACAGAGGCCCCTGGATTCCGGTAGCCTGGCCGCATGACGGTTCAATCCACGACAAGGGTAGTGGCGAGGCGTTGGCAACACAGTACCGGCGGGCAGGGATTCGCTTTTTGGGAAGCCACTTCACGAACCCGGAAGGCGGGATTGCGGTGGAGCCGGGGATCATGTCGTTACTGACGCGGATGCAGACGGGGCGCTTCAAGGTCTTCAATCATCTCGACACCTGGTTTCAGGAATTCCGCATGTACCATCGCAAGGACGGCAAGATTGTGCGCAAGGTCGATGACTTGATGAGTGCTACCCGATATGCCGCACAGAGCCTCAGATACGCCATCACGAACAGTTTCCAGCCCAGACCTTCTGTAGCCGTGGGCAGTCTCTCAGACGGCACCTTCGACCCCTTTGACTTCTGGGTCAAACACCCCACCCCGGAGAGCTATGGCCCGCTCAATTGACTTCAACCCCAGAGCCACAATTGCCGCACGGCAACAGGAATTTCTACAACTGCAGGAATCGGGACGCTCCGCACAGGAAGCTTATCAGAAACTCTACCCAGACTACCAGACCGCCTATGATCAGGCGGTGGCCTTCCAGGATACCGTACAAGCCGCCTATGATACTTTTCAGGCGAACAGAACCCAGGCCAACCTCGACAGCTACAACGCTTTGAGCGCTCAGTACAGCCAGTTGCAGACCAACTACCGGCAGTATGAGCCACAGCTTCAGGAGCTGCAGGCGACAATGGCGGGAGCCTCTACACGCTTGCAGGAGATTGAAGGCGAGTTACCGGAGCTGCAACGATCCCTACAGATTGACCGGGAAGCACCGAAGCGTCAGGTCCGTGAGCGCAGTGGCACTTCCATCCTGACCCGTGGCACCAGGAGGGCAGGCTCGGTTCGATGATTGAAAAGTGTACCCTTGCCGATGTCGATGCTCTGATGGCGGATCTGCGCAACATGTACAGCGAGATGGCACCCTTTGGCAAAATGGATGAGGCCAAGTGTGTGGCCTTTCTATCAGACAGTATTGAGCATCATGTGGTCCTGAAAGCCACCGACGGCCCCCACCTGTTGGGACACATGGGCCTACGCGCAGAAAGCCACTGGTACACGAATGATGCGGCTCTCTACGAATACTATGTGTACGTCAACCCAAAACACCGCAAGACCCGCACCGCCTTTGAACTTTACAAGGTCGCCAAGGGGGTAGCACAGTCAGTGAAACTGCCGTTTTTCTATGGCACCTTCCGCAAGAGCGAAGCGGACTTTGAGCGTGTACACAAATTCTTACAGCGTCAGGGCGGCAAACAAATCGGCTCACAATTTTTTATAGGAGCAACGTAATGGCAGGGAAAACCACACCACAGATTACGATAACTGGGCTAGACAAAATAGCGAAGCCAAACGAAGTCCCAGAAAACGCAACGAAGCTAACGAGTCCTTTACTTTCAGAATCGGATTTCATCAAAGCCGCAATGTCAGGCAAGTCTCAAATAATCGGTGGCAGTGATCCTGGGTTTGTAGATACAGCAACAAGGCCAAAATCTTCTGGAGGTGGCGGACTGTTGGGAGACATTGGCAATGTGGTTAGTAACGCAGGAAGTGCAATCACTCAAGCAGTGAAGCCAGTAGCCACCCCTGTGGTAGAAAAAGTGGTTACCCCTGCAGTC